CTGCGTCGGATAGAGTCTCAATGTTCTGGTCTGAGACTGCCCGTTGCTCTTCGCGGGCCTTGTTGAACTGGTTACGCGAGACACGCGACATGCCTAATGTGATCTGCTCATCAAACGATTGCTGTACTTTCAAGGCTACGCGAGGGTCTACCTCTTTCAATACGCCACTTCTGAAAGCTCCGGCTGCGTTTGTGTAGCCTAGCGTATCTGCTTGATTCTCTGTCTCGGCTTGGCTTAGCCCCGCCCTTATGTCGTTAGACAGCGAAGACACGTATGAATGCTCTAAGCCTTTGTTGAAGGCTATAGCGTTATCTCGCCCGATGAAAACATTTTCATCTGCGAAGCTGGGCTTCTTACCCTGTGTAAACGCTTCCTGTCCTTTTCGCAAAGCAGTTTTGGCTTGCTCTTCTTTGAACTCTTGCAGCTTAATATCGCCAAAGCGCTGGAACTCACCCGCCAAGGACTGTAAGCCTTGCGCTGCGCCGGAGCTTAGGTTCTGCCGGACTATCTGTACTTGTTGATCGAATCGCTCAGCCATCGTTACATCCCAAATGTAGGTGAAGGTGCGCCAGTGTCAAAGCCTACTGGCGCGTGTCGTCCGGCTCCCATACCTGCACCAGTAGGTGCCCCGCCTACGGAGCCCGCTACCGACGATGCCGTCTGTAGTAGCCCTGTTATGGCCTTACCCTTCGCTTGCTTGAGCGCTACCTTTCCACGGACTCGGGCCGCTCCCGCTGCCAATCGGGTTTGTAGCACGTCGCGTTGCTTAACTTCCTCGGCCCGTCTGGTGTCCTCTTCAAGCACTGTTAGCGGTGAGCCTGAGAACAGTATGCCTCCGGCTCCTGCCGCCGCTGCTTGGCTGGCTGTCGCTCTTGAGAGCATTTCTTTACGGTCAGCTTCTCGTGCCGCCGCTGCCGTTTCGATTTGCACCGCTTCAGTCTCGGACTCTAGCTTAGATATTCGGCCTGCTGAAACGCCTTGAACCGCGCTCATTAAGCTAGTGCCTCCGGCCAGTAGCACGGCTAGGGTTGCGGGATCGCTCATAATTACACCTTAATCTCTAAGTCCAAGGCCAGAATTGTCATATCCATAGGCTCGTCTTGTGTCACTGTAACGGTAGCCTCAAGGCTCCAACCATGTAAGAAAATTCGCCTGAAACCTGTGAATGGTTCGGGCGGGGCAAACTGGTTTAACCCTAGGGTTTTATCCGCAATACGCTCACCATTCACCAACACCCCATTAGACTCGAAGACGTGCGTGGCGCACCGCACAATGCGTTTCTTCTGTGCTGCATTAGGCCCGTCGGGGAGTGTAAGATTGAGAGGTTGTGTTTCAATTACTGGCGCATAATCGAGCCCCGCTTCAATAACCTGTGCAGTTCGCCCGATAGTTATCTGGCCGCTACTTACCACCTCATCACTTTGGACCGCGCCGTCGGCTTTAACTTTTACTGTTTCACCTTCCAGATGATCAAGGCCCGTAAGCGTATTGGAGCCACCTACGGTAGTCTTAACACTAGAGTCAGTGTTCGTGCCCAGTGTTTCCCGCTCGACGTAATGTACATCGACAGCTTGGACGGTACGCTTAACCAAGACGTGCAGAATATCATCGACTACCGAAGCGCTAACAATTTCGCCGGTAGTCGTGAAGCGTGTAAACGCTTGGACACCTTCTGCCACGTTAGAGTTGAGCACCGTAAGATCGCCGTTGTCCGACACCAGATAAACGTAGTTAGCGTCAGTTTCCGAGCTGCCTCGACTCACCGCCATTTGGGTAGGGTCTAAGATTAAGTGTGGTGATAGCACCGACACGCTACGGCTTTCGTTCGCCTGAAACTCGTTGATAAACTGGAACTGGTATAGAGCCCGACCTGTTCGCTGAATGTATAGCGTCGTGCCTTCCAGTACCACCGGACGGACACGCTTGGAACCTAAGTTCGTTTGTGGCTTAACCGATATGTTGGCTGGCGTGACCGGGCTTTCAGGTATGTAAAATTCCGCACCCGAAGTGAAAATTTGCAAAGCTCTGTTACTAACAAGACCTTCAATGGCGTTAACCTGATCGGTGAGCAAGGTTGCTTCGATAGCTTCGTCATCACGCGCCCGACCAGCTTTAAAGTCGAAAGGAAGGTTTATACGGCTCCCCCATAACGTAGACGGGCGTGACCTGCTACCGCCAAACCATAGCCGGGACTCGTGGAAACTACACGTAATGGGCCAGCCTCTTGCCACGGACCATACATCTTCTTTCGGGCTTACCCCGGCTTGAGTGATTGTTATCGCAACGGCGAAACTTGTGCTTACTGTGTTTACGGGCGTAGCCACCATCGCATCAAAGTCATCGGCAGAAACCCCACCGAAGGTTACGTCAAAGGTGCTGCCCGATATGTGCGCTACAGTTACACCCGATGAAGCCGTGATAGGTAAGTCCTGCAAGGCTTGCGCAATGTTGTTCTCGGTAGTCGTCACATCCGATGCGGAGTACGCTATGTCATCCGTCAGGATACCGTTAAGTGACAGTCTGAATCTGTCGCCGTTGTTGACGCTACTGAACACCATACGCTGTATTTGATCGGTAGGTGTAGGACTGCTACCGTCGGCAAAGTTGAACTGAGGTATGTTGGCTAAAGATATAGCGCCGATAGTCCAAGAGCTTTCAGTAACCCGCTGGATAATTTGGGGCGCTATGTCAGGGTGTGTGATGATAACCGTGTCGGCTGACTGGATGAAATCAATGTCCACAAGCTGGCTAACGGTCCACGGCGTAACAATGAAATCTTCAGTGCCGCCATCAATCGGATCAAGTATCACGCCATCTTTGTAGATTTGCAGTCTCAAGTTGGTGAAGACAAATAGATACTGTTGCTCGATGTTGAACGAGAAATTTTCTAGCCGTCCTGTGCCTAACGCCTGCCCAAGAAACTCAAGCCCGCTACGCTTGCGTAGCCCGCCTTGGGGGAGGGCCCGGACGTTAGTGGCTGTCTTGACGCCTTGATAATAGGCTGCCAGATCGACGCGCCCCGCCAAGGTAGGGTCCAATTCCCCTTTGCTAAAGTTCGCTTGTACTTGCCAAATTCCACCCATCTAAAAGCTCCCGAAGCCTTCAAGCGGTAACTGGCCCGAGAACCGCGCCTCGGTGAAAGGGCTCCGCTTGATCGCCTCTTGTGGGCGGCCTTGTGAGTCTATCGAGCTTGCTACGGCCAACTGATCGGTGTACTTGCGCTCATAGAGCTGCATACGATTGTCGTCCTCTGTGACGCTCATGGAGAACTCGGCAGCCAGTTTATACTCTATGGCCTTCACGACGTGGGGCGGCAGGGCCGTCTCGTCCACGTTGTAGATGTAACGCATCAATAGGCTAGGTTCGTTCGTCAGTAAGAAACCGTCTACCAGCTCATAGTACGTGTAAGGCATAAGCTCCCAGATGCGGATCATGTCCGTAGGCAGTTTATACGCATACTTGAGTTGCGTTCTGGTATCAGGGGTTTGCGTTAAACGCGAAAGCTCCTGATCCTTGAGCGCAAAGCTCCACGGATGCCACGCCAAGATAGCCTGCTTGGTCTGGGAGTAGAACGCCTTAGCTGCTCTGGCCCCCGCACCGGGCTCGTCAAAAGAGTTGATCGGATCGTCACCGACTAGCAGTAAAGCATTGGATGCAATATCAATGGAGCTGGGCATTTACTTATCCTCGAACCAAGTAAGCGATGTGGTCATATCACTAGCTGTTGCGGAAGTTATGTTCATCGCTAGCGTTAGTGATTCACCCGCCGCTAAAGACTGATTTAGTGCGTCTAAGCCTAGCGGGTCTGAAGAGTTTAAAAAAGCCTGTGCAGATATTTGTTCACCTTGCGTAATGTCCACCGTAACCTTATCGGTGGATACTAACGCGAGGCTCGATGCCTTATCCTTATACTGGTAGGTTATAGGGTCGTTAAAAACAGCGTTCTTGATAACCCGAAGTTCAGTTGCTTTGGTAGAATCCGAAGTTGCAACCACTAAACCTAAAACTATTTCCGAGATAGATTTAGTACCTGCAAACTCTTCCCGGTTCCTTACAGTCAGAATGTTTGTGGGTGCCGTAGTTACTGCGGCAGTCAGGTTTACTTCGGCTTTACTTGGCGCGTCGAAAACAACTTTACCTTGTAATGCGGCTTGCAGCGATGCCGATTTGACCGTGGCACTTTCCACCGCTGTAAAGTTGACCGCCGCTAGGCCGGTCCTAAATGACGGACTTCGCAGGGAAGGGCGGTCATCGCTACCGGCTTGCTCGATTCGGTGCACCAGTTCAAGCCTGTTAGTTACTGGGTCTTCTACGAAATACTCTATGCCCCCGCCACCCAGATATTGGGCTGTTATCCTGAAGGGTGTAAGCATCTGTTTATTTACGTTGAAACCCGGCCTAATGTTCCAATCTGCTTGCGCTACAAACTCTTTTTCAGTTCCCGCACCTTCCTGAGTTTCAGTCCAGGCTGCTACAACTGTCGTTGCTGAGAAATCGAAAGCACCGATAGCCGCCGGAACGGTCGCGAGTATGTTTACCGCGATAACCTTGTCATCTGCCGCATCAAAAACCCAGTGCGATACTTGCGCCGCAAGTGATTCGCTTATCTCAAATGCAACTTCCTGAACAGTTCTATCTGCCGTAATAGGTACGGTATACGGAACATCATCGACAGTAACAGTAGCCGTATCCCCACCGACGCCGGAACCTACAGTTACTTCAAGGGTTTGAATATGGCACTCGCCATGGTGCAAGCGAAAAATACCGAAAGAGCCATCAATGTCATACCCGAAAGTTAGCTGGTCTGTCACTCCGAGAAGTCCGACATGCTGTTGAACGCCTAATACTGGCGCTTGAAAAAGCCCTGTCCCTTTCCATTCTATGCCAATACCCGCCCTGTATAGGATCGAGCGCTTAGATACGCTGGCCGTGAAATTGCCGGGGGTACCCCCTGAGTCTACCTCAAGCATACCGTTAGCGATGCTTACGCTACCGCCGTTGGATATAAAGTTTTTAAGCTCTTCTGTCTGCCCTAGATCGAATTTAAGCTGCGCAATCGACGTTAACTCTTCGACACTGACAGAGTTGCCAAAGGCGTTTAGTGGTAGTTCTTGAGACACAGCGTTAACCCCCGCGCGCGTTGAGTCAACTTCAAACAAGCCGCTACCGTCACCATACTGAATGATGATGAAGTCGCCTATCTCAAGTTGAAAGCGTTTTTCTGTAAAATAGTTAGGAAGGATGATAACGCCAAACGTATCGTCAGTTTTGTAACTGAATAAATTTGGTGTATTTGCCGAATGTGCACCAACCGATGCGAATTTGCTCTGGTCAAAACCCATGATTTACCCCATGGAAAAAAGGGGCCGAAGCCCCTTGCGGGATTATGTATCCGTAGCAGGGATAACTAACCCGTTAACTACGTCAATGGTTGCGCCATCATTAGCATTAACGTAGGTGAACGTCACCGCTGGGGTGCCACCCGTGGACGTAACAGCTACGATCACATCATTGACTTGCAATTCATTGATTGCGTCAAGGAAGTAATCTGCCGCGATAACTGTCGCAATAGCGTCAGCCGTGTTGTACATCCAAAGACGTGGAGCGTTACCGCCCGGTCCAACTTGATAAAGTCCTGATCTAGCAAAAGGCATAACTTAATCTCCTATGATAATGCTGCGGTTTGATCGAAGTCGATCTTAACGATACCGGCATTCTCACGAATGACAGCGCCAGATTTGAGCATGCCGTTGCTCAACCACGAAGTCTTCTGGGCAACCCAGTCGATTGTGGTCTTCATATCGATACCGACAGCGTAACCGATTGCAGCCTTGTGGTATGCAAAAGAGGAAACAATGTTGGTCGCGATAGGCAAGCCACCCTCAACACGACTACCGATAATTTTGATATCGAAGCCCATGTAGGTAGTGCCTTCGAGCGAACCATTCACGAGAGCTTTCAGGACGTTAAAGTCAGCGCTGGTCACTTCTGGGTCACCTAGCAATGCCTGAACACCTGATGCTGTAGTGATCAGCGTTCGGTCCTCATCGTCTACGTTACGGTCTGTCAGACCTGCCATAGCTGCTGAGCGCAACTTATCGACAGTCAGGTTTGCGCTGCCATGGGCAATCGAGAAACCTGTGTCTGGGTCAGTACCCGGAGTTGTTGAGTAAGTACCTGCGACCATGGTGTCGATGATGATCTGGTCTTCGCGGCGAGACAGCGCTTTCGCGATAGTCTTGGCGAGTTCCTGCTTCTCATCGAAATTTACTTCGGCAGCGTCAAAGATATCGGTGTACTCAGGCGCGTTCCAGTTCTGCAAGAGTGCAGTCTGGCGACCGTGAGAGACATCCATTGGCGTTACGTCGGCTTGAGTTGCCTTCTGATTCGCAAGGCCAGAGCCCATACGTGCGAATTTGTAGGCGTCACCTGTTACGTTAGTACGCAAGGTGACAGTGTTGCGGAGTTTTCCGCTAGCTTGGTACTCGTGCTTGACCATTGAGTCAAACTCTTGCACCGCTGAGTTAGTTAAAAACTTGGACATAGTAGCCCCCTTCTCGAAATTAAACTGAATGATTTATTGCAGTCGATCAAGTGGCCTAAACGGGGTTGATCTTGTCTGCTGATCAAAAACCGTCTCGGGCCTCCAAGGAGAAGGGTGGCGAAACTACCAAAGAGTATAAACGCTGTTTACATCGCCCGTCAACCTATCTGAGTACGCGCTTCATGCGTACCCCATAACAGATCACGCTTGCGCATGTATTCCGCTTTAAACTCGGGGTCAGTGTTTATACGCCGCTGTCCGGAAGCTGTAGTCTCGAACATCATTTTTTCGACTTCTTCCTTTGTGACGGCGGGGGCTGGTGCAGGGTCACCCGCTGCGAGCGGCGCTGTGCGCGAAGCCTTGATAAGCGCTTCGACTGCTTGGACCGACTCTGCTGTAGTGACCATCCCCTGTATTGCGGAGACAACTTCAGCATCAAAATTAGCATTGATGTATTGGTTGATCCCTGCAAGACGTTGTGGAGCGCTTGCACCCAGTGTCTTAATTTGCTCATCTTTTTGCCCCTTCAGTGCTTCCACTTCGTAAAGCTGAGTCTCAATAAACATGTTGACCATCTTGTCAAAGCCTTCCTGACTCATGTTCATCTCTTTCGCCATTTCCCTAGCTTTGTCCATGAGCGGGTCGTCGTCAGCAATAGTGACGCCTTGCTCGATCATCTCATCAGGCACAGTGTACTCGTAAGCCTCTGGTGCGCCCGTAAAGCCGCCTAGCTTCTGACGTAGCTCGTTGTATCCCTTGGCTTGCTCAATGGCTGCGTCAGCCTCAGAGCGTCCTTCCGCACGGTATCTGTCCAGTACAAAGTCTAACTGCTCTGGATTACCCGCTTCGCCTGCTGGTGCTTCGCCTGCTGGTGCTTCCGCTCCGGCTAGGAGCGAACTATTTTCTGGTGCTGGTGCTGCTTCTGGTGTTGCGTCTTGGTTAGTTTCAGGGTCCATCGTTTTCCACCTTCTTAATGGTTAGTAGTATGTTGCGTATAAACGTCTTCTTGCCTTCGTTCAACCCTACGCTGAGCATGTCGTACCCATGCTCAGCCGTAGGTGAAATCAACAAGGCTTCTTTCCAGTATTCGAGTAGTTCCTTACCTTCCTCGGTTTGGGCGAACACCTTATGTATCAGGTGGTCCAGCTTCTCGAAATGCTGTTTCTGTGCGTCAGACCATTGTGGCTGTACGTCTAGGTCATTCAGTGGGTTGTGCACCTTGGGGCACCTCTTGCGCTGCTAGTTGCTGTTGTGCCGCTTGCTGTGCGGCTTCACCGAGCGCCTGAATTTCCTCTGGCGTCCGAATTAATGCAGGACTGACACCCAGCATCTCTGCTGTGCGCTTAGGGAAGTCCTCTACTTTGGTCGTGCCTTGGAACACTTCTGGCCCTACCAACTCAATGTTGGTCGCCGCCCACGTCTGAAAATTTTGGAAATCCTCTAAATCCTCAGACTTGGCTTGGGGTGAAGTGTGCTTGATCGTTACCGCCGAGCCGTCCACGATAAGCTGCTCTGGTAGCTGCCCGAGTCCTGCCAAGATATCAAGCAGTCCTGCAAGCAAAGGCTCGATCAACTCAGAGCGTAGGCGGCCAAAGGATGCGCCCGCCTGCTTAAGCATCTCTTGCTGTCTGATCATGTTCTCAGTGGCAGTCCTAACCGGGTCGGTAATCTCACCGATCACGTTAGCGAAGAACGTCTTGTTTATGCGGTCCTGAAGCTCTCGGACTGTTAACTCCACACTTGTCGGGTCACCACCCAATTGGAGTGGTTGAAGGGTGGGGTTCTGCGAGTTGTTGCTGCCGACAGGAATGATAGTCTTTGGCCGGAGCTGCACAGTGTTAGGGTTGAACACCCCATCGTTGACCGCAGTGTATAAACCACCTACCGCGAGGGCCAGTGCTTCCAGCTTAAACTGCACGATCTTGTTGAGCGTTTTCACGTCCGGTAAGACCTGAATAGCCGGACCACGACCGAAGGTTTCACCTTTGACCACCGACCAACGGAACACAATAAAGCGTTGTGTCGCGAATGACTGGTCGAATAGTAGCGCCTTGCTGCCTTCATGCAGGATGACGTGGTAATACCGCCCATCTTTAGGGTTGAACAACTGACCGTTGAGCAAAGTTTCCTCAGCGTCAGGGTTGTTCTTCGCCTTGTCCTGAAGCTCTTTAGGGAGCTTAGCGCCGGGATAAACCTGCTCGATCTTGCTCAGCGCCATCTCGTGCTTACGCCATGCTGATCTGATCCTGCCGGAAGGTGGCTTCTCAGGGTACAACTCTGATAGTGGGACGTTGGTGAAGTTGAGCAAGGTGCCAGAGTTGAACTCACCCTCATCCATAATTATCCCACCGGTGCCGACGCCAAGGTCGATCAGTGCCGGGTTAATCTCAGAATAAAAATTGGAGTGGTTCAAAGCATTGAACACGATGTCAGTGCGCTTCTCCAACTCTTGCGCAATGTTGGCCTTCTCATCTGGCGGGACAATACTACCGGGCGCAAGCTCTGCCCATTGTCGCCAGCTTGGGATCACCGCACCGCGAATACGCGAGGCGAACTGCTCGATAGCCATGGTCGCCGTGGCATCAAAGATATGACGGTTACGCGCCTTGCCGGGTGAGTGCTGGTTAAAGCTCTCTCTGTCCGGCATGATGAAGTCGAATGTCTCTTGGTGCAATGCGCGCCACTCGTCATACTCTTTCTGTGCACGTTTAAACCGCTTGATTAGTTGTTGGGGGTTGCCCAAGTCTGACAAAGACATGATTAGCCTCCCAAGTTTTTAGCTAAGGTCTGAATGGTTGAGCTGTCGGCTCCGGTGCCTGTCTCAGCACCCGCGAGTAGTGACCTGCGAAACCCGCCTGAACCTTGGGCCAGTGCTCTCCGCCGGGCAATATCATCCTCTGCCTCTAGCGTCTTACGCTTCTCTTTGGTCCGTTGCTCACGGAGTTGCTGTTGCTGGAGCTTCGCCGCTCGTTCAGCGTCTTTTTTGCCGGGTTGTATTACATCGCTCATATTTGCCTCCGGTGAGATTCTTGTATAACTGGTAAGGTGTCACGCAAAAGGTGTCTTTAATGCCTAAGACAGACTTCATCACGTCTACACACGTTATAAACGATAAATGCTTATTATGCACATATTGGTCATATTTTGCGCGCACTGTGAGTATTTCAGTAGCATCTGGGAACGCATCGCGAGCCCGAGGTGTTTCCGCTGTAGGCTCTAGATAAACGTCCGTAGCGCAATGCCCCGGATCGACTACTATCCAAAATTGTCTACCCGCCGAGTGTTTCATCGCCAGCACGTGCTGGAAGTCTTCGTGCAACCATCGATGTATGCCCACAGGCTGCTTGGCTCTTTTGAAAACTAATGTCCAAACCGTGTGTGTTCGGGTCACGTCACGAATGCCCGACATCAGAACACCGACCAATCGGGCGCTTGGATCGGCTTGGTGAACTCTGACCGTGACTTCCGGTAGGAGAGGGCCAGATACCGGAAGGCGTCACTGTAATGCGAGGCCCAGTTATGCAGAGGCTTGTCTTTGTACACGTTGTTCTTCTCGTCAAACTCCCGCCTGTAAGACTTTAGCGCTCTCAAGCCACCTTCTGCAAGGGTCTTCTGGAACCAGCACTTAGGGAGTAGCTGTCTCACCGCGTTTATACCGTCTATGACCGGGACGTTGGGCGCTACTTGGAAGTTTATACCGAGTGACCGTGCTGTCTCAAGACGGGAAACCCCGGTGCCCAGCTCCCTTACCGCGATGTCATGCGGCGCATAGTGGTGCCTGAAGACGACAGAGTGCCTGTCTCGCCACTCGTTTATGTAGTTGATGTAATGCTGTAAGCCCTTGCCAGAGTTCTCATAGGTGTGGACTAGCCGTATCTCGCCGCTGTGCGAAGTCTGCTCGAACCAGATAGCCGTTGAGTCTGACATGCCCAAGTCCCAGTAGGTCGATACTGGAAGGTTAGGCTCGATCTGGAAGTCCTTGACCTGCTCTTCGTTGACATAGCTGTGGTAGTAAGAGCCTTCTTTGTTGGCGACAGGTAGCCCCTCCCACACATGCTCGTACAGTGTTTGGTTCTCCCCCTTCATCTGGAGCCGTTCTTTGTCCAGTTCTGCGGGGAACCAAGGGTTAGCGTTGTAATTGACCTTGACTGCATAGGCATCGTCGGGTGGTGCTATGACAAAGCGCTGGTAGATGAAGTCGTTTATATCGGCTGGGTTGAACGTAAGCCAAATTTCTGAGCCCGGCTTTCGTATGGTGGGGGTGAGTGTGGACCAAGAGGTCTGTGTTATCTGATCCGCTTCCTCAAGCCAGCACACGTCGATACCTTCCATCGACTTGATCTTGGAAATGTTGGTCTTGATCCCCTCGAACAAGAATCTGGAGCCGTTCTTACCTAAGATTTGTGTTGTCTGCACGTCAAAGAAAGCGTCAAGCCCCATTCTGGTGATGGTGTCGCTGAGTAGTTGCAGGCATGAGTCAGCGATAGACTTCTGAATCTCCCGGGCGCAGAGGATTCGGGTAGGGTTGCGGTATGCTTTCAGGATGAGTAGCTGTGCGACAGTCCAACTTTTTCCCGAGCCTCTGCCGCCGTAGGCGCACTTATAGCGGTGCGGTTGGAGGAAAGGCTCGAACTCTTTAGTTAGCTTAATCTGCATTGACATCTTGGTTTATACCTAGGGGGTCAACTATCTCCACTATGTCGTCCAGCTCATTCTCTTGGTGCTCTAGGGCTGACTGCTCGGCTTGGACAATGTTGATCTGAATCTCTTGCGGCAGGCCACCGTTAGGCAGACCGGTGAATTCAACAGCCTTAAGGTCAGGGATCAACTTATTCAGGAGAATTTTAGCTGAGGCAACCTGCGAGGGCGTCATTACCTCGTGAGGCGCCAGAGCGTTTATCGTCAGCTTATGAATGATCGACTTAGCCTTGATGGTCTGACGCAACTCATCAACAGTAGGCTTAGGAAATTTTTTCATAAGGTGTGTACCTCAGTCAGTTAACTAGCGTGTTTCTTCATGTCTTCCTTGGTTGGCTGCCAAGGCTTGAGCCCAAATTGGTGGAGCATGTTGCCGTTGCCTGTCAGAGTGGCCAGCTTGCTAAGTGCTTGCTCTAAGAGAGTGATGCGGGCGTCTAGGGCTTCAGGCAGTAAGTGTGTGAGCACTTGATGCTCTTTCTTGGCTCTAGGCTTTGGTGGCTGCTTTGGCTTAGTGGTTGGTGATTGTTCGGTCATTGCGGTTTTCCCTCATTAGTTGCTCAGCGACTCTGAGCTTTTCATTGATGAATGGTGCGGAAGTTCTTCCCTCAGCGGCTTGCACTAGGTGCTTGCGGAGGTCGAGAAAGGAGCTTTGGGGTACACCGGCCTTGGCCCAGACATGAGCAAGCTCTTGTAGGGCTTCAGCAGCCTTCTCGGGTGCGTCGTCCACCAAGGCGTCTTCGGCTTGCTGCATTAGCTTTGTGATTTGTTCGTCATTCATAAGCAGGAGTCTTAAGGCGTGTGGGCTATTAGGCGAGTGTGACTTAAAATGCTAGTAAAGTCAAAGGTATAACTGTCTTACTAGCGTTTATACACCTGACGAAAAGTTATGCGAGTGGGGTTTTTACCTTAGCTGTTTAACTGGTGTTTATACACCTGACGAAAAGTTATGGCCGTGGGGTTTTTGACCTTAACTAGACACATGCGGTCCGATCTCCGGCGGGGGGTCGGCAAATAACTTTTTTTTTATTTTTTTATTTTTTTATTTTTTTATTTTTT